GTAGTCCCGGTGGAAATTCAGGAACAGCAGGCAACCCCGGCAACAAAGGTAATGCTGGCTCAACTGGTAATGCTGGTACGAATGGCCCAGCCGGTAACCCCGGCAATGCAGGTTCACCCGGTGGTGGCGGCGGTGGTGGTGGTGGCCCCGGTGGTAATCCTAATGGACCATTTCCCGGTAGCGCAGGTGGTGCTGGTCTACCCGGTAACTCGTCTGGTAATCTGGATGGTAACGGCGGCGTCTCTGGTAACTCAGGTGGTGCAGGTGGCCCCGGTAATGCAGGTTCACCCGGAGCGGCTGGCAATGTAGGTACTGGAACGCCAGCTGGCGCTAATGGTAACACTGGTGCGGCGGGTAATACTGGTGGGGCAGGTTCAGGTGCAACCAACGGTAACGCAGGATCACCGGGTAGTGGAGGTGGCACTGGTGCCAATGGTAACAATGGTAACGCTGGTACTCCCGGAGCAGCAGCATCCATAGCAACTGCATCTGCGGTGGTAGTCGTTCCAGTTTCATTCAACGGCGGTACAGCTGGTAATGGCGGTACTGGTGGAGCAGCCGGTAACCCCGGCAACACTGGCGGTGCAGGTAACGCAGGTAACGCAGGAACCAATGGTTCTGGTGGTCCCGGTGGTACTGGCGGTGGTGGTGGTGCGGCAGGTAATCCCGGTACCCACGGAAATGGTGGTGCTGCTGGTGGTAACGGCGGTGGCGGCGGTGGCGGCGGTATCGTCAACGCTGGTGGCAACAAAGGTAACGCTGGCAGTGGAGGAAACGCTGGTGCTGTTGGAACGGCTAATGCTAACGTTCATCCTGCTGGTGGTAATCCATCAGGTGGCGGCGGTGGTATCGGTGGCGTCCCGGATGGTTCACCAAACAATGTCACAACACCGGGCGGTGGTGGCGGTGGTGGTTCAGCGGTTGGTGGCAACGGTAACGCTGGTGCTACCGGCAGTGGCGCAACTAATGGTTCAGCCGGTGGTGCTGCTCCAAATACATGGGGTGGACAGGACGGATCAAACGGTAATGCTGGCGCAACTGGCAATGCAGGTAACGCAGGCACTGGCGCAAACAACGGCAATCCCGGAAACTCAGGTAACAACGCCACACCCGGCAACACCAAGACTCGTATCCAAAGCAACGTCTCTAAGGGGGGTCAAGTGACCATCACCACATCTGCTGGTATGACTATTCAATGGGCAAATCAGGGCCAGTCTTCCGTTGGATTGGTAGAAGGTGTATAATATGAAGGATAATACTCAAACGGTACAACCCGGTCAAGCAGTCCTTATGCGCGACACTAAGTTACCGACACCCTACGATCTTTGCATGTGTGAATGTCACAGATCAGCAGGCGTGATGCATTCATGGACATGCTGCAAGAAGGTGAATAATAATGATCAAGCGAATATTAACCGCAATCCGCAAGCCAACTGAAGTACAGTTTCTTTGTGTTAAGGATGATGTCGGTGTCATCCCAGAGCCATACCCAGCACGCAAGTTGATGCCTGAATGGTTCAAGAAACTTCCTCCTAAGATCAACAACGAACAGAGACTAGAGAACAGCACCATCAAGCGTTGCATGCCATTCTTGGATGCATTGAATCTTGGTTGGATCATTCCTCTTGCTGCTGATGTTGAATTTGCCACGGATAAGGACGGTAACATCACTACTAAGTCCCTATTCGCGCGCAGCATGGTACAGACTCATTCACATGCACAGGTGGCCGGTCATCCAATACTCCCAGAGCAACCATGGAAATGGATCAACCATTGGGCAATCAAGATGCCCAAAGGATACAGTATGCTCTTCGTGCCACCCCTCAACCGTTATGAACCAAGGTTCGAGTGTATTGCTGGTATGGTAGATGATACCTATATGGGTCAGGATGCATTTGAGTACGTCAACTTTCCTTTCTTCTTCAAACAACCCAAGTATAGTGGAATCATCAAGGCTGGCACTCCATTAGTCCAGTGCATCCCTATCAATCGTGATGGTGTCGTAGCATCATCTCATAAGATCAAGATAGATTCGCTGAGCAGCGAAGATACCCAATTGATCGAACATACCCGTCGTCGTAGAACCTCACAAGAGAGTCTATATCGCGACACGCTACGTCAACCAAAGTAATGCGTTCCCATAGGAACGCACGGAGCACATCATGTACTTTCTAGCAGCAAGCCCAGACCTATCAACCAAGGAACAAACCTTCGCCACGTGGGAGAATGGTTTCAGTGAATCTGAGATCGCTCGTATCCTTGTCCAAGGTGAACTGACCTCTCAAACCCCCGGCACCGTCAATGCTAATGAAGTTGATGCTGCTATTCGTCAGAGTACAGTCTCTTGGCTACCAAACAACCAAGACAACGTGTGGCTCTACGATAAGGTGGGTTGGATCGTTCGTCAGTTGAATGGTCAGTTCTTCAACTTCGATCTTACAGGTTTTGGTGAACCGTTCCAGTACACGGTTTACACTGGCAACAACGACCATTATACTTGGCACGTAGATAAGGGGATCGTCAATGACATGCCCCGCAAGTTATCACTTACGGTCCAATTATCTGATCCTAGTGAGTATGAGGGTGGGGTTCTAGAATTACAGACCGGTAACACCCCAGTCCCCATGGCGAAGACTAAGGGCCTAGTGGTAGCATTCCCATCATGGATCTTGCATCGTGTCACCCCAGTCACGGCTGGTACTCGCCGCTCTCTTGTTATCTGGACGGGGGGACCAAGTTTTAGATAAATAATCGACTTCCCTCAAAGAACAAAAAGAAGTATTACAGATGGCCACATACGTTGACTTGAACCTGATCCAAGGCGATGACTTCGGGTATCTACTCCAACTTAGCAATAATGATGGATCAAACCTCAACGTGGCCGGTTATACCTTTGCCTCTTGGGCCAAGACATCCTATGTGACCCCGAACGTTGCCATCACCATGAAGGTGACGGTGACTGATGCTACAAATGGCAATCTGACGCTATCGTTGGACGGTGCTAATACCAGCAACATCATCGCTGGTAATTATGTGTATGACGTGACAATGAAAGATACGACCAACACCACCTCTCATTTGATGAATGGATTGTTGATTGTTCTTCCGGGTGTCACCAATATCACACCGCCAGCTAATGGCGCACTACAGCCATAATGCCAATCGTAGTAACACCGATCCAGAAACAAGTAATAGTAAAGCCAGCGCCAATACACCAGTCCCAGCAAAGTGGGCCGAAACCGTCTAATGTCCTAGTCGTAGGTCCTCTACCAGTACATCAGACACAACAAGCGTCTGGTCCTATAGTTACTAAGCCATACATCCCCAATCCGTTGGATGGCGGAAGTTTCTAATTGTGGCCAACACAAACAACATTACGATTCAGATCAATCGCAGTGCTGTCACGGCTGCGCCTAGTAATCTTCAGCCCGGTGAAATAGCATTCAGCTATGTCTCTAACACCTTGTTCATTGGTGATACCGCCAATGGTGTTATCAATCTCTTCAATAATCTTTCATCTCTAGGCACCGTCACCAATGTAGCCACTGGCCTTGGTCTGACCGGTGGCCCTATCCACGTCACCGGCACGATCTCAGCTAACCTAGCAACGACATCTGTGCAGGGTGTCACTAAACTAGTAGATAGCATCAGTTCTGGTGATACTAGTAATGCAGCAACCGCGAATGCTGTTCAATGGGCATTTGACGCTGCCAATGCTAACGCTCTAGCGGCCTACGCACAGGCCAATACAGCCAACACAGTAGCTCAGAGCGCCCTCGTAGCCACTGGCACCATGAATGGTAACTTCGGTACCATCAACTCAACCTTCAGCACCCACAACACAACCTTCGGCACGATCAATGCCAACTTCACTGGTATCAATACCGCACTCGCTGCCGACAATACCAACTTTGCTGCCATCAACAGTGCATTGTCAGCAGGCAACACCAACGATACAACAACGAACACAACGTTCAGCACCATCAATTCCACATTTGCCACCGCGAATGCCTTTACTAGCAACGCATCTATCAAGGCCAATGCCGCTTACGAACTAGCGAACCTTGGATTTGTATTGGGCACCGCTGCCACCATCGCAATTCCAACGATCAATACAAGTCTAGGAACGATCAACGCCAACTTTGGCGGTATCAATTCTGCTCTGAGTGCAGACAACACCAACTTCGGTACGATCAATTCTACTTTCGCTACGATCAACAGCACCTTCAGCACAGACAATAGTACCTTCGCTACGATCAACAGCACCTTTGCCTCACTGAACACTAATGCGACGGCGACATCCCTTAAAGCCAATGCATCCTATGCACTTGCTAACCAAGGTTTTGTCATCGGAACACAGGCGTTCATCAATGCCAACCTTGCCTACACAGCAGCTAATAGTGCACAGACAGAAGCCAACACCATCTATGCCTTAGCTAACATGGCAGTGTTGAATGTCTCTTCTGCTAACTCATCAAATCTAGTCATCAGCGGCAATTCTACCAACGTCATCATTGATACTGCTTTGGTTGCTAGTGGTGGTAATCCAGCAGCCGCTTACGCACAGGCTAATTCCGCCTACCTCAAGGCCAACATATCATATCAGTTAGCCAACCAAGGCTTCGTGATCGGCACGCAAGCATTCCTCAATGCTAACCTTGCGTACAATCAAGCCAACCTAGCCTATACGGCTGCGAATTCTGCGCAGACCTCAAGTAATGTTGTTTCTATCAAGGTCAATGCTGCATATGAATTGGCCAATCTTGGATTCATCTTGGGTACTGGTGCTGTACTACAGATGCCTAATGTTAATACCAGTTTCAGTACAACCAACACAACCTTTGGTACACTGAACTCAACATTCACCACGATTAACACCTCACTCGGAACGATCAATGCGAACTTTGGTGGTATCAACTCCGCACTATCAGCAGACAACAGTGCCTTCAGCACAACCAATACGACCTTCAGTACAGTTAACACGACGTTCGGTACTATCAACGCTACATTCAGTACCCTCAATGCTGCCATCACGACATCTAATGCGCAAGCAAATGTTGCATCGATTAAGGCCAATGCCGCTTACGAACTAGCGAACCTTGGATTCATCTTGGGTACTGGTGCTGTACTACAGATGCCTAATGTCAATACTAGTTTCAGCACCCATAATACGACCTTTGGCACGATCAATACCTCCTTAGGAACGATCAATGCGAACTTTGGTGGTATCAATAGCGCTCTGTCAGCGGACAACAGTGCCTTCAGCACAACCAACACCACTTTCGGAACCGTGAACACAACGTTCAGCACCATCAATACGACCTTCGGCACACTGAACACGTCAATCACCACAGCCAATGCTCAGGCTAACGTGGCTTCTATCAAGGCCAATGCCGCTTACGAACTAGCGAACCTTGGTTTCATCAAGGCAACACAAGCAATCATATATGCTAATTCTCAGGGCACCTATGCCAACGGCACAGTGGTGGTCGGTAATGTAGCAAATATCAACTTCAACAACACAGCAATGACTAATGTCTCTATCACGGCAAATGGTAGTCAGACTAATGCTGCGATTGTGGTGAATGCTGCCGCCGTCCTTCTAGGTATTGTTTCAGGTAACACATCCAACATCAATGTCACCTACAATGCCAACGGCAATGTGGTCATCGATACACGTTTGGCTGGTGGTGGTGCTGGTGATGGTAATAACTACGAAGCAGATATCCTCGCTAATGGTAGTGTGGTAGTCACGAATGCCAACGTCAACTTCAACAACACTGCAACCGTTAATGTATCTGTCACTGCCAATGGATCCACACAAGGCAATGTTGCCCTCAGCGCTAATGCTACAGCACTTGGTGTGCCTGCCGCATCGGTCAAAGCCAACGCTGCCTATGAACTGGCCAATCTTGGATTCATCTTGGGAACTGGTGCCGTGCTCCAGATGCCAAACATCAACACTAGTTTCAGCACAACCAACACAACCTTTGGCACAATCAACACCTCCTTAGGAACGATCAACGCCAACTTTGGCGGTATCAATTCTGCTCTGAGTGCAGATAATAGTGCCTTCAGCACAACCAATACGACCTTTGGAACTGTTAACACAACGTTCAGCACCATCAACACTTCGCTAGGAACGATCAACGCTAACTTCAGTGCCATCAATACCGCATTAGCTGCTGGTAACACTAATGATGCTATCGCAAATAGCGCAACACTTAAGGCCAATGCTGCATATGAACTGGCCAATCTTGGATTCATTCGCGCAACACAGGCGGTGATCTATGCTAATAGTCAAGCAGTCTGTGCGAACGGCACCGTCGTGGTTGCGAACATTGCTAATGTCAACTTCAATAACACAGCTACCGTCAACATATCCTCAAGCGCCAATGGAACACAGAGCAATATAGCACTGGTTGTTAATGCTGCGGCCATCCTCCTTGGGGTGGTATCTGGTAACACATCCAACATTAACGTTACCTACAATGCCAACGGCAACGTGGTCATTGATACACGTTTGGCTGGTGGTGGTGCTGGTGATGGTAATAACTATCAGGTCGATGTCCTAGCCAACGGCACCGTAACAGTCACCAACGCCAACGTTAATTTCAACAACACAGCAACTGTAAATGTCTCTGTGACAGCCAACGGTACTACTCAGGCCAACGTAGCCCTATCTGTCAATGCTACAGCACTTGGTGTAACGGCAGTTTCCCTCAAAGCCAATGCGGCATATGAACTGGCCAACCTAGCATACGTCAGCCAATTAGTTTCCCTAAATATAGCCAATACGTCGGCAAATGTGGCATTGGGCTTGGCAGCTAATGCTTGGATGACAGCCACACTAGCAATTCAAACCAATCCAGTTTGGTATTCTTATTACTCAGGGGTCTAACACATGGCATTCTCATTTCAGCCTTTCTTTCCACAGTCAGTACAGAGCATTTCTCTTGCTAATACGCTCACTACCTCAGTATCTAATGTGGTGGTTGGTGGTGTTAACGGCACGAAGATCGAAGCACTCGTTGTAACCAGCACTGATACCATTGATCACGCTATTACAATCGCCATCAATACTGCTGGCGTTCTAGCCAACGTTGCGAATGTCAACATTCCAGCAGGCAGCGGCGCTACATTGGGTGTGCTACCAGTGAACTTGTTCGCAAACAACCAGTTCGCCTTCCTACCACAGGACGCAAACGGTAACAAGTATCTCTACTTGGCCAATGCTTCATGCGGTATCACTTGGATTTCCAACTCTGCGGTCGCTTCAGCGAAGGCTGTTGGTATCGGTGGTCAGGCATCCGTATTCTAAGGCTGGTAAACTATGTCTGGTGTGGGCGATCTAAACACGCGAGTCCGTAGACCCAGCGCGGCGGGGTCTAATACCCAAATACTATTCAACTTCGGTGGAGTTGAGGGTGCAACGGCTAATCTAACGTTCAACGTGAGTAGTAACACGTTGAACTCTTTCTTTATGAATGCCGCCGCGAACCTCGTTGCGGGTAACATCAGCACCCCACAGAACACATCCACCGGCAATCTAACCATCACTACTCTGGCTAATACGGTCACTCTGAACGTATCCCAGAATGCGGCAGTTGGTAATATCTCAGCCGCCAACATCAACGTCTCTGCGACCATCAATACCGCTGCTAATCTTGTAGCTGGTAACATCAGCACTCCTCAGAACACCAGCACTGGCAACCTCAGTGTCACACAGAATACAACGACGGGTAACATCGTTATTAGCACTTTGGCTAACACCGTGACCTTAAACGTAAGTCAGAATATCTTCGCCCCTAACTGTCCGATGAGCAACACCATAACTGGAGTTGAGACTGGTATCGGTAGTGTAATGACTGGCAATTCTACTCGTACCTCTACTACTGCTCTAACTGCCGAAAACAATCTATCCTGCACTCTTGGTAACACAGGTGTCTATGCATTAGAGTGCCTGATTAACTACTCTGGGAGCAATGGTGCTTCTGGTCTAAATGGATTCAAGTTAAGTTGGGGTGGAAGTTGCACAGTCAATACTCTTTCGTATAGTGTGGTGGGAACTAACAATAGTGTTGCGAATATCTCAACTCGTCAGTTAGGTTTCACGAACGCAGTCACGACACAGTATACTACAATTGGTGTATCGGATTGGGTGCTAATAAAGGGAGTTTTGACCATCAACGCAACAGGTACGTTCTTCCCAATGTATGCCCAAGTCGTTTCAAATGGTAATTCCGTAAACATCCAATCTAATTCTTATATCGTCCTAACCCGTATCAAGTAATATGCTATGGGTTGGTCAAAACTTCAATCTGTTAGTGCAGCAAACGTCACTACAACAATCACACTCACATTGAATGGAGTAGGACAGAACAGTCTACTCACTACTCAATGTTCTTATTACCGTGTCGCCCAGAACAACAACACTCCACCGGGCACACCAACAGATACTAATGGCACCATGTTGCCAGCGATTGTGCCAGTTGCGATCAATACACTAGCAGGTAGCACCGATTCTGGTGGTGTCGCAATCTGGTACGAAAAGGGCGCTGCCTCTGGCACACATACCGTTGTTATCACCATTCCTAATTGCACTGTCGCCCATGGCACACTGACTGAATTTTCTGGTGGTGATGGCACACTAGATATGGTTGCATCAACGATGGCGCACTCCAACGCCAACTTCAGCACTAGTGGTATGACATCACCACTAGCTCAGACTAATGACTTAGCTGTTGCTGCTGTGTTCTTTGGTGCGGGTACGGGTCAGGCTAACGCGCAGATCTCAGACCCACCAACAGGATACATCAGTCTATTTGTCATGGAGAATTCTGCAACCGATCTCCCCACAGAGTTCGCCTATAGATTCTTGGCTAATGGTGATCCTCAAATGGTCCTCTGGTCGTGGATAGATAACACAACATGTGGATCTGCTGGTGCAATCGCAACGTTTATGTTGAACGCACCAGTGGGCGCAAATGTTGGTAATGTGACGGTATCACCTAATGCCACAGTCAACGTTATCAACTTCTCAAACTCCTCACAGAATCTAGCCTCCATCACTATTCCATCAGAGACGATGAATGTCTATTACACCTCAGGTGCTAATACGAACAATGAGAGTCTTACATCGAACACCATCGCGTTGGCCAAATGGCCAACGACGAATGCAACCTATGTGATTAACGGCAACAACAGCATTACCGTTTCAGTGAATTCTGTCGGTGGCATCTTCCCCAATACCAACATCACAATCCCCGGTCAAAACAATTCTGTATTGTTCCACTAAGGGGATAAATACTAAACACGAATCGTAATTGAGTTATCATGGCTAAAGGCATTGCATTCACACCATCAGGTACTACATTTGGCGCGAACACAAACGCCAATGTGACCATTGATGCGTCGCATGCTACCGATGCACTCGCTCTACCTGTAGGAACCACTGGTCAGCGTCCAGCAGGCGGTAAGGGCATGATCCGCTTTAACTCTAATACTTCAGGGTTCGAGGGATTCATTGCGTCGTGGGCACCATTGGGTGGTGGTCAGGTCGTCATTCAGAACAACAACGTGATGGTTAACAGTACCAGCACCATCGACTTCAGCAATGGCACTAATGTAATACTCAAGGTCACCGACGACTATGCCAATGGTCGCGTCAATGTCTTCTTTGATAGCACGGGCGGTGGCGGTGGAAGTATTAACGTTGCTGCCAATGCCCACTACAATGTTAATAGTGCGGCCAACCTCAACTTTAATAACACTTCGACCGTAAACGTCACGGTTGTGGGGGTTCAGGGGAACACCACAGCCAACATTGCGTTCACAGCCAACCAGAGCGCCATAGCAGGCCCCGCGTACGATCAGGCCAATGCCGCCTACGCTCAGGCGAACGCCGCTTATACGCAGGCTAATACAGCCGAGACTGACGCTCAGGCCGCTATTGTAATAGGTGAGGCTGCCTATGCTGAAGCAAATGCCGCTTATGCCCGTGCCAACAACTTCGCCATCGATTCCAATGGAACCGTAACGGTTGCCAACGCTACCAGCATCAACTTCAATAATACAGCCACGGTCAACGTAGCGACATCAGCGAATGGTTCACAAGGTAATGTGGCATTCACTGCGAACATTACGGCCATCGTGGGTCCGTTTGCGGCCAATGCTAACGCAGCCTATGCTGAAGCAAATGCAGCGTACGCTCAGGCCAACACTCAAGGCACCTATGCCAATGGCACCAGTGTAGTCGCCAATACCTCCAACATCAATTGGAACAATACGGCTACGATGAATGTGTCTGTGACTGCCAACGGCACACAGAGCAACGTGGCGTGGTCAGCGAACATAACATCTATCGTTGGTCCATTCGCAGCCAACACCAATGCTGCATACCTTCAAGCCAACACTGCCAATCTTGTTGCACAGACTGCACTTGGTTATGTATATCTGGCCAATGCGCAGGCACAGGCTGCGTTGGTCACCGCGAGAGCAGCAGCCAACACTGTTGCTGTATTTGCCAATGGAACATTGGTTCTTGCTGATTCCAACCTGAACTTCAACAACACGTCAACCATGAACGTCTTCGTGACTGCCAATGGGACATCACAGGCCAACATTTCTTTTCAAGCCAACGTAGCTTCTTTGTTGAATGTTATATCATCTATCAACGACTACTATGTGAATGCTGTTTCATTGGGCACTCAGACAACAGTCAACAGCGCATATACTTTCTATACTGTCCCAAGCATAGGCAAGGGATTGGTATCCATCTTCAATATCAGTTCCAGCAATGGCGCAGCACAGTATGATATCTTGGTATCTGGAAGTCCAAGTATCAGTGGTACAACATTCTTGATGGCTAATAGCGTGGTTGGTAACTACAATGCCAGCTTCCCTTGGTACTATCAGGCAGATAACCCAGCCGATACCAACATGTACATTGGTCTCAGGATTGATGCTGGGGCACCAGATACTTGGAACGTTGCCAATCTGCGTATAGAGCAGTTTGCGCTTAGCCCCAACATCTATAGTAATCTAACATCGGTCATTGCCGAAGAGAACTTTGTAGCCACTGCCAACCAGACAGCCTTTACGTTGGTCAATCCATTGGCACCAGCCAATGTCAACTACTTACTGGTCAGTCGTAATGGTATTCTGCTTGAACCAACCACTCACTATACCCTTACTGGTCAAGTTCTAACTCTCTCAGCGAACTCGGTGACTAATGACGTGATTGATGTTCGTGAGTTCATTGCTGCCAACACACAGCAGCCATCAGTCATTCTCAATGAGCAGTTCACATCAACCGCCAACCAGACAGCCTTCACGTTGAATAACGTTCTATCACCAGCCAACGTCAACTATGTGATGGTGTTCCGCAATGGACTTGAGCAAGCACCGACGACTGACTATACCCTCGCAGGACAGACTCTAACATTCACCAGCAACACTTTACTCAATGATCTGATAGAGATTCGTGAGTTCATTGGCATGAACCTCGCCAATGGTGGATTCGCTGCTGGTGCCAATCAACAGATACAGTTCAATCTCAATGGCTCACTGGCTGGCGATCCAAATCTAATCTTCAAGACCACAGGAACCGCATTGAGCGTTGGTGGTCATGGTGCTGCTGGCGCAGGTGATATCCTTCTCAAAGGTGCCAATGCTGTTATTCGAGTCGAAGACAGCACGCAGACTGGTGCCATTGCCTACCTTGAGGTTGGTAATGGTGTAGCGATTCTTGATACCACTCAGGCAATCGGTGGTAATACCGCTTGGTCAATCAGAGCCGATGGTTCTGAGAGGATCAATATTAGCGGTAACAACGCTACTGTCAACATTTTTGCCAATGTCGCTATCACCGGAAACATCAACGTCTCAGCGACTATCAACACGGCAGCCAATTTGGTGGCTGGTAACATCAGTACGCCACAGAATACCAGCACCGGCAACCTTAGCGTCACTCAGAATACTAGCACTGGCAATCTAAGCGTTACACAGAATGTCAGCACGGGAAACCTGAGTGCATCGGGCGTCGCGGTGGCAACGAGTGACCTCCAAACAGTCAGTGGCAACATCATTGCAGGCTCAGCAGTAACCACTAATACACAGCAGCGTGCATTTGCTGGTATGTCCGCAACTATGACAGGCAACTCAGTTCGCCAATCCACGACCGCATTGACGTTCGAAAACAACCTATCAATGACCATCAATACAACTGGCACATATAAACTTGAGGCTTTACTTGCTATCTCTAGTGGCAATGGTAACACCATCCACGGTGCGCAAGGTATTAAGATAAGTTGGGGTGGCACTGCTACACAGAATGCCTTTTCCTATATGCAACTTGCCGTCATCAATGGAGGATCTGTTTTTGGTGGATTTGGAACCTTTGCCACTAATGGCTCAAACATTCTCACCTATGCCACTATTCAAGGTGGAGACTTTGTGTTGTGTAAGGGGACTGTAACCTTGAACACCACTGGCACATTCATTCCAATGTTTGCGCAGGTTGTGTCTAACGCCAACACCACGAATCTCTCATCTAACTCTTACATGACCCTCACTCGCATCGGATAACAACATGGGAACAACACAACTAATCGATGTCGCTCAAATCAACAGTAATGGTATTCTTACTCTTGACACAACAAACAATACAATGAACTTGGCTGGGACTCTGAATGTTACAAGTGACTTAGTTTTGAACGGTGCATCATTCAATGCGGTCATCGGTAAATGGACTTCTTTTACCGTAAACACTCTAGCAGGCTATACAACTTTTGGTGGTAGTGACAATCTTCCCAAATACTATCTCAGCCCAATGGGTATCGTGTTCTTGCGTGGTGGCATTCAATCCAACACTGGCAATGGTGCATCGCCGGCATTTGGAAACATCGTACCATCACAAATCTGTGGTTCTTCCTACAACATCGCCAATGGATTGCCTGCCCCTACTAATATTTGGATCATAACCGCTTCTGGTGCAACTTCCGGTTCTCAGACGCCTAACGTCGGTGTAATGGTTCAGATATTCATAAACAAGACAGGGAATGTCTGTGTCGAAACCACGGCAATAGGAAATAGTGCTGCGGCTGCGGCAAATCTCAACTTCATAACACTTGATGGTCTCTGGTACAGCATCTACTAAGAGAATATATATGACACTGCAACTACTAACCACTGCTCAGATCAACGCCAACGCTTCGCCAGTCGTCAATACGGTCTCAACGTTGATGACGGGTATGGCTGCGTTCATGACTGCCAACACGTCAAGAACTAGTGCTACTGCTCCGACCGCTGAAGCAAACCTCACTATCACTGTGAATGAAACCGGCGTCTATAAATTAGACGCTTTCTTCTCTATTGCTTCCCAGAATGCTAATGGTGCCGGCGGATTCTTTGCCAATTTGCACTTTGGCAGTGCTGTAGGAACCTTCGTGGGGGGTGGCAACTTCGGTGCTGGTGGTGTTGCTAATACGCAGGAAATCGCCATTCCTTATGCTGCCACTCTTGCCAACTATGCAGGATTTGGATTTGGTGACACTGGGCACGTCATTAGTGCCGTAACTACTCGCACAGACTGGGTAACATTACATGGCGTTTTGACTATCACCACGACAGGTACAGTCATTCCCGGTTGGTCACAGAACTTCAGTTCAGCAAATGCCACACTGTTACTTGCTAACAGCTATGTGATGCTCACGAAGATTGGATAAATATTATACCTAATAGGATAACACTATGTACCGCACTGGAACTATAATCTCAGCCAATTGCATGAATCTCTTTCTCCAGAATCTGGAGTCAGATCTCATCAACGTTGGCTTCGTCAATGTCTCATCTGGTTTGTTGGCTACCAACACATCAGGTGTCTCTACACGCTGGGATGTCATGAAGTCACCCGGTGCCAACAACAGCATAGCCAATGACTGGTTCTTGTTCCTTGGGACCGACAACGCCACCAACACCACACTCTATACGACCATTTCATGCGGTTGGAATGCGGCAGCATCTAATCAGGCAACACAATATATTTGTGCCAATAATTCAGCCGGTGCATTGAATGTCGCTGCCAATGGGTTCTGTACAATAGCCTTTGCCAACACGGTCAACACCGGCAACGTATTCACGATGAACACAGTATCCATGGCAACGACTGTTGCCGGAATGAACTTCTATTATTCAGTTACCATTGACCGCGCCATCTTCTCTGTGGCTAACGCAGCATCCCTTAATACTGGAACCTGTTTCTATTGCGGAACATATGATTCTTTCATGCCATTGAGTGTAGATACCTATCCTTTGGTTGCCGCAAATCTTTCATCAATTATCCTATTTGCTGATATCGGCTCTGCTGGTCCATCTGGATTCCCAAATGAACCTTATTACATAGCCAATAACACATCTGCCAAGGCGGTCAATGGTAATTTCTATGGCGCAGTGCAGGGATTTTGGACAGAAATATCTTCACTCGATGGTTATCTCGGTGGACGTTATTCATTTTGTAGATCATCAATTCAGGGGCACGGTACCGTAGCAGGTGCTGGCAATGGCGGCATTCGTGGTCTACTGAAAGATTATTATGTCTCCACTATTCAGGCGGGCAGAGGAGATTTGTCCTACTTCACGTTCAATGGCACTCAATATAATCTAATCAACTTAGGAAATGGCTCACAGATTAGCAGCCAGCCTCTACCATTCTCTCCTGCCTCATGGGGTGGGTGGGTGCTCCAGATATAAGCCATGCCAGCCAACACGCAAATGAGTTGTTATTCGTTGCAGTACAACACGAATAATACTGGTGCATTCAGTCCGAACATCCCCGACATGCATATGATTCAGACGGGGACAGCCAACTCAACCAATGCATCCTTCACGCAAAATGCCACTGATTTCTTTCCGGCATATTATCTTCGTGTCAATAGTGGATTGGCTCCGCTACCAACACAACCAAGCAACTGGTGGTACTACGCATTTCCACCAACCAAAGAGACTCAGAGACCAACACTACCGGCATACACGGTTTACCCGCGCATACCATAAATATTAGACCAAAGAGATTATATACATGGCCACACCAAATAGCAGACAGACACTGGTACAGTATGCCCTACGTAAACTAGGTGCACCTGTCATCAGTATTAACATTGACGATGATCAGATAGATGATCGTGTTGATGATGCCATAAACATGTTCACGGAGTTCCATATGGACGCCACGAACAAGGTCTATGTGTCCATGAACGTCACCAGCACCGTACTATCCAATGGATTCTTCCAAATGGATCCTACTATCATCAACGTCACTCGTATCTTTCCTATTCTGGGTAATAGCACAGGTTCTGGTGGTCCACAGAACTTCAACATCTTCGACTTGAACTATCAGTTGCGCCTGAATGAACTCTATGACTTCACCTCAGCCGATTACGTCTATTACGAATTGGCACAGCAGCACATCCGCACGCTTGAGATTCTATTCATTGGTGAACCACCTATTAGATTCAATCGCTATGATGGTCGTCTGTTCGTGGATGGTCTCAAGCAGAAAGCATCTAATGGCACGATGGTGATGGCGGAATGTTATCAGGTTCTCCCATCAAACAACCTGTACTTCTGGAATGATATCTGGCTCAAGGCTTATACCACGTGCCTGATCAAGAAGCAGTGGGGAGAGAACTTGAAGAAGTTTGTTGATGTGCCAATGGTTGGTGGCGTCAAATTGAATGGCCAGAAGATATTTGATGAGGCACTTGATGAGCAGGAGAAACTAGAACAGCGTCTCCGTGACACATACGAAGCCCCTATTCCTCACTTGATTGGATAATCATGGCCAGCAAGTACACAGATTGGTTCATAACGAACAATCCAGACAGCCGCATGTACGAAAGCCTCATCAACGAGGCTGTTGGTTTCTTTGGTATTGAAGCCCACTATATGGTGCGTTCAAGTCTAACCAACTTCGACACGCTTCTTGGTGATGATCCTGCGAAGATGTTCAACCAAGCATACCCAGTCACGATGTACATCCAGACTGTGGATCAGTTTGAAGGTTTCGAAGCTATCAGTAAGTTTGGTCTTGAGGTACGCAAACAGGCTCGCTTTCTAGTCCCAACCCGTTTATTCAACATACGTATGCCAGCAGGATTTGGTCGCCCACGTGAAGGTGATATCCTATGGCTACAGAACTTCAAGGCATTCTTTGAGATCAAGAAGGCAGACGAAGAGCATTTGTTTTACACATTCGGCAAGGAAGATATCTACGGCTATTCATTAGTCTGTGAGAAATGGAATTACGATCAAGCAACGGTCAACACAGGTATCACCCAGATCGACAGTACAATCAATACCATTGTGATTGGTTATCAGTTGACCATGAACACTGCGGCTAATACATTCAGTGGCACCTATACGATAGGTGAGAAGATCACAGGTAACACCACCCACGCGACTGGCACAGTTCTAACGTGGAACAAGCCATCAGGCACACTTAGTGTCAAATCTATGACCGGTACATTTGGTGTTGGTGAGCACGTCACTGGTGCTAACAGCGGCGCAGTCTATATCATTACCACACTGAACATCCGTGACAATATCAATGATCAATTGGATGACAATCAGACGTTGGCTAATGCAGCTGATGAGATCCTAGTGTTTGATCCAAGTAACCCATTCGGTGATCCACAACAGTAATGCTATCAGGCCAGCAATTCTACTATCGCACTATCCGTCGTAACATTGTGTCATTTGGCACGATGTTCAAGGATCTTCAATTGGTTACCTATACCAACGATGACGCACGCACTGAACTCAAGCGTGTGCGTGTGCCATTGATCTATGGTGATAAGGAAGACTACTTCATTCGTTTGAAGGCAGCCAAGGTATTCCCTCTTCCAACAGATCTACCATTGCCACGTATGATGTTCCGCATGACGAACTTCTATTACGATGCATCACGCAAACAGCAATCACAACTCCAGCAGTTCGCTGCCTCTGGTATTGCTAGTGGTCTCAATGCTCAGTTCGTACCAGTTCCATATAACATGGACTTTGAATTACAGATCTACGTACGAAACACTGAAGATGGCTGTCAGATCGTAGAACAGATCATTCCATATTTCACACCAGAATACACACTGAAGATGGTGTTTGTCGATCAATTGGGCATCACTAAGAACATCCCGGTCGTATTGACTGGTATCAATCGCTCTCTTGAGAATGAGGGTGCATCTGATTGGACCATGCGCCGCGAGGTGTGGTCACTCACATTCACGATGCAGACGTATGTCTTTGGTCCAACACAGTCGGGTGGTCTGATCACTAAGGCTAATACTAACCTCTGGTATTACACAGGCACACAGGCCAGTGGACAGAGCCTACAACTTACACTCACTGGACCCGGCTTCCACTCATTCAAACTTGGTGAGGTGGCCTATCAGGGTCCATCATTACAACAGGCTACCGCTGTTGGATATGTACAGGGCTTCGATGCAACCAAGAATCTATTGTCCCTATACCAACAATCAGGAACGTTCACAGTCAACGCAAACGTCAAGGGTGCAGTGACATCAGCATCGTGGAATGTCGCCACCATGCCTACCACAAAGGCTCTGGCAATCATTGAGGCGTCTATTGTTCCTGCATCTGCAAACCTTGGTGATGACTTCGGCTTCTCAACTGTAATTGTGGAAACACCAAATACATAAGGCTAAACTTACATGAGTACTGCGAATAATGAAATCAATGATCAGGTGGCTGCAATTCTTGGCATCTCAAATGCCCCAATCGCAAACGCTCCAATGTTGGTTGTATCTGCTCCTATACCTCCAGTCGTTCCTAGAGTAGAGCACCTAACCCCAGCCGTCCGCACAGATCAACCAGATCAGGTCGCTAACGATGCTGAGTTTGCGCGTGACAATCTATACGATGTCATTCAGAAAGTAGGTGTATCAATAGATGAACTGATGTCAGTAGCACAGCAGTCTCAATCCCCCCGCGCATATGAGGTTCTTAATCAGTTACTGAATACACAGAGAGAAGCAGCAGCACAACTGTTGAAACTCCAGAGTGACAGACAGAAGATAACAGGTACTACTCCATTGAAACCATCAGGTCCAATGCAGATCGCCAATGCAGTCTTCGTCGGCACTAATGCACAACTACTTGATTTGATCAAGGGTAAGGATCGCGTCCAAGAAGCAGAGATAGCAGACGCTGAGTTCTTCACCCAAGATGAGCCATCAGCAAATGGTACAGCCACCTAACACTCCTCCTAATGCTTCTGACATTGGGACACAACATAAGAAGGCTAAACTAACGCCTGAGCAGCTTGCTCACAAGAGGGCAATGGAAGCTGCCATCAAGCGTTATCTCTCCAACCCATTGCTTAAGGCACCGGGTCAGAACATCGATTTCAACAAGAAGCAACTTGAAGAGTACATGAAGTGCTCAGAAGATGCGGTCTATTTCGTATCCAAGTGGGTCAAGATTGTCAACGTTGACTACGGTCTCATACCCATCGAACTCTATCCAAAACAGAGTGAGATGATTAGCACTTGTCAGCAGAATAGATTCGTCATTCTCAACGCATCAAGACAGATCGGTAAGACCACCACGGTCGCTGTTGGTTATATCCTCTGGTACATCCTATTCCATTCTGACAAGCGTGTCGGTATCTTGGCTAACAAAGAAGATACTGCAATTGAAATTCTCTCACGCCTGCGTATTGCATATTCAAACCTACCACTATGGATGCAGCAGGGTGTGGTTGAATGGAACAAGACTGGTATTACATTAGAGAATGGTTCATCAGTCAAAGCATCATCAACATCATCAAGCGCAATCAGAGGCTGGGCCATCAATTGTTTGTACCTTGATGAATTCGCCCACGTCCCACCGCATATCGCAGATGAGTTCTTCGCATCTGTATTCCCAACCATCTCATCAGGTCAGACTACACAGGTCATTGTCACTAGCACACCTAATGGCATGAACAAATTCTACAAGTTGGTCAATGAGGCGCGTAAGCAATTCACCGACCCAGCTAAGTGGAATGGATTCGTGTTGCGTGAGTATGATTGGCGTGCCGTGCCATGGCGTGATCAGTTGTGGGAACAGCGTGAACGTTCAGTGCTTGGTGATAAGTTCGAGCAGGAACATATGTGTGAGTTCCTTGGTTCACAAGGCACACTAATCTCTGGTCGTATACTGCGTACGCTTTCCTATCGTGAAGCCATCAAGAAGATCTATGATGACAAGATCAAGATCTACGAAGAACCAAAGGCCAACACACCATATCTTCTAATCGCTGATACGAGTTACGGTAAGGAACTGGACTATTCGGCTTTTATAATCTATGATATTACACAAGCCCCTTACCGTATGGTGGCTACGTTCAAACACAACGACACACCATACGAACTGTATCCCAACGTCATTAAGGCTGCGGCCAACTATTACAATGATGCATGGGTGTTCGGTGAGAACAACGATGTAGGTACACACGTCTTCGCGTTGCTTCAGAATGATCTAGAATACGAGAACATTCTATTCACTGAGCAGCAGAAGCGTCAGATTGTGTTGAAGAATACCGGTGACACTGCTGGTCTTCGCACATCACCAAAGGTCAAGCGTCAAGGATGTATGGCGCTGAAGACTTTGGTCGAGAGTCAACAGATGATCATTGATGACTTCGATTGTATCGAAGAACTCTCATCATTCATTGCGAAGAAGAACAAGACGTATAGCGCAGAAGAGGGACGCTATGACGACTTGTGCACATGCATGTGGATCTTTGCGTGGCTCACTACACAGCAGTATTGGAAAGATCTAACCAATTCAGATATGCGCAGACGTTTGTTCGATCAACGCTCGCAAGAACTAGAGACCCAGATGCCACCACTACCAATCATCTCAGCACCATTACAGGCGACACAGCAGGGCAAGATGATAATGGATGGTTGTATATGGGACGACGTTACACCACAGAGAGTGGATGACAACAATGGATGGCATGGATGGGGTGGAGTAGGTTAAATGAGATACACATTCTACGTAGTGCAGAGAGTCATAGGCACATCATTACCTGAATACATGGATCAGTATGCCCATTGGTGCGGTTGTCTAGTTCATTCAAAGATGTATGACACCAGAGAAGAAGCACAATGGACGCTCACGTGTTACTTGCGTGATCGCGGCGCAGAGATGATCCAGTACAGCGTAACGGAACAAGAACAATGCGATTACTAATACTCATCTCAGCACTCCTCATCACGACTGGTATCGGTGCATCCATTTCAGAGATTGTTCCACTCTTAGAAAAGCAACACTATCAATCGTTGGAGGAAGCAGCCACACACGCTCTCTCACAATCATACATGTTAGGAACCAGAGTGGAGTATGGTGGTCTTATCTATCAGAGTATCAAAGACCACTCATACGCCATTACCGTACCTATTACAAACAACAAACTTGGTGGACTTCAAGTCCCATTGTGGGTTCGAATTGAAGGCTACAAGTTCGTAGCCGACTATCATACACATGTGTGTGATGCACACTACTATCCTCAATATTTCTCACCGTCAGATGTAGCAGGGAACAAACACATTCACGACATAGGCTTCATGGCTGATTTGTGTAATGGGAATGTACACGAATTCAATCCAGCTAAAGACGTATCGAATGATGTTTCCGTTGAGGGTATTGATGATGCTAGTGGTGAGGCTACTGTGGCTCATATTACAGGTGGTCGTATTGTTGGACACTTCCCTGTTACACCTACACCACAATCAATATGGGGTAAATTCAATCAGCTGAGAAGACCCATACATCCAAACATCACACTTGAAGTCGAGATAGATAATACCCATCCAGCATTGTCCGATCACCCATATGAGACGATGCAAGATGCTGCTATTGATGGTCTAAAACAATCAGCAAAACTCAATCGCTCATTTGAGGCAGGTGGATTAGTAATACACGATCATCGAGATGATAAGTATTACATTACGATTCCATTCAACAGTGATAGTCCCGGCATGGTTGTGCTCCCATTCGCAGCCTATAAGGAATGGGATATCGTTGGTACCTATCACACACACGCATGTGCACCTCACTACATTCATGGATACTTCAGTGTGCCTGATACGGCTGAAGGACAATTCTATCGTGTCAATATGTACATGATGAACATGTGCAAGGGTAATGTGTATGTCTACGATTATAGAGTAGACAAGGCCGATGACTACCAACCAATGATTGATGGTGCCAAACTTGTGATGACACGTGGTCGTTTAATCGGTTGGTTAGATTTGACAATTAAGGATTGATTCTGTAATATAGTTCGCTCTCCTCGCCCCTCCTCATTCGAGGTTTATATAATGTCTCGCGTCCAAGAACTATTCGCCATCTCAGATCGCAAAGCCGCACGCAGTTTACTTGTCGTGTCTTCGCTTGGCATCGCAACAGTCGCAACGTTTATCTATATGTTGGTGTCACATGCCTTCGGCCATGTTCCATCAATCGCATGGCTTGTGGCCTTCGGTATCTCCCTCCCCTCTTTTCTAATCTATCTCCACATCGATACGACACGCATGAAGCGTGAGAATGAAATGATATTGAGTGCGATTGATGATGAACTGCTATTGGCATTCGACTCTGACCAAAAGGAATAACAAATGCTTAGGATCAAGATCGCACCAACACACAGTGTGCGTTTCAATGATGATGAGAAGCCCTATTGCCTGTTGTGTGGTGGGGAGAACAAAGAACTAATCGAAGAGTGCACGGATCAAGATCCACTTGATGTGCGTCGCTTCCAAGATCAATTTGAATATGATGATGAGGATTACACCAAGTGACACTACAAGACTGGATCAATACCCTACGCAGTGACAAGTACAAGCAGGGCAAACACTTTCTTCGCAGGGCAGAGAATACGTTCTGTTGCCTTGGGGTATTGTGTGACATCGTGAACCCAACGTTGTGGTCGGATGAGGCGGAAGAAAACAAATACGAACACACGTGCCCAACCATATCCCGTTTCACTTACGATGGTCACAATACACAACTACTACCATCAGACATCTCAGAGAAGTATGGTATCGATGGTAACGTTCAGGATGTTCTATCACAGTGGAATGACAATACCGGTATTGGATTCGCTGGCATTGCAGATCTGATTGAGAAGCACGCCACCGATCTCACACGCATTCCCCCACCACACTCGGAATTTATATGATTGATCAGACAGAATTCAACAACAGAGTAGTTCGCCTTATCGGCCAATCAGCAGAATCAACACGCACGTTAGTTGAAGCCATCCGTGTGCTCACCAGTATCGTCAGAGGAATGCAGGATCGCGTCAATCTATTAGAACAGAAGGTGAACGACAGTGCCCACTAAGACCAAGACAGGTTTCACAGAGAAGAACAACGTAGTAACAGTGGAGCGTGTATTCGTTGTACAGTTCGAAGGATTACGATGCTTACTCAGTTGTGTTGAACGCTGAGCAGGCATCAGACCTGAGAGACCAATTAGACCAAGCCCTGTGCACAACAGGACCATAAGAGAGAATTACAAATGAATTACGATTTCAACACGAACATAGTATCACACGATCCCGACGCGCCCATCACGATCCTGAACCAAGCAAAGGAAAGGATTAAGAATGAGATGAGGAGCAACGCCATAGACATCAGTGCTCATCGGGACGAGATGATGAGATTGACCCATACCAATACACAGTTGGCGGCTGAGGCAAGTGTAATAGATGTTGCACTCAACAAGTTGAGCACCGCTCCTTGACCCCTACTCTCTACACTCGTCGCTCTTGTTTTGGTCCTACTCCACGCACGGCGTATCACGTAGGAACAAAAGAGGTTACCCGCGCCGCGTGGGAGTACGCTGCTTGGGTTACGGGTTGCTTCCGTGCCTCAGAGAACTACGAACAAGAATTAGCATTTTATTCAAGGTTCGCAGAGCACCCACAGAGACCTTCAGTACAGCCAGTAGCCTATGACGCGACAGTGAAGCTGGGAGATATCTACGCACGCACTCTTGTCGGACCCAAGTATAATACTGATGCCTTCAAGATCAACGACAGAGTTCGAGTAATCGCCAATCATCTCGTCCCCGGCGTAACTCAATGGCTAGGCATGACTGGATTGATCAAATACCCGCATGTTCCCGGCGCTTGGATGATAAGACTTGACGACCTTGGCTATCTCAACGTAGACGGTGGCTATCTGTTGTTCAAAGAGACAGAACTAGAAGTGATCGAAAGCAACTGTGAGGATCTGAACCACCATGACTATTAAACAGATGATAGCGAGAACTATTATACTCACAGTCACAGGATCGGTCGCAGCATGGATAGTCTATGAGATTTGTGTCGATCCGCTCTCGCGTATCTTCTTCGGAGTCATCGCTGTTGTCCTCGCCCTCATATGGGCAAGTGAGAACGCCTGATGTTCACCGTAGAAGAGAAAAGAGAATTACACACGGCTTTGTTTCAGTATATCCACAGATGCAATGAAGCAACGAAGGATTACAATTACTCACCATTGAGTGAGCAAGACGCCAAGCACCTCGCAGAGATCCACGAAGCAATTAAGAATGCATTGTCAGCAGACAGGAAGTTGAGACATTGAAGGCAGCATGTGCACACTGTGCCCATGAGGTTGAGTTCCACTATGGAACAGCAATCGTGAAATGCCTCATGTGTAATACTCATCTCACTGTGTGTTCT